GCACCGCTTTAAGAGACATACCAATGTCGATTCCTTATTTAGGAGAGATGGTAGAGTGGTCGATTACAGTAGTCTTGAAAACTACCGTACCGAGAGGTACCGGGGGTTCGAATCCCTCTCTCTCCGCGAAATGATTAGAAGCAGTTTACCCTGTACACTAAGGGATAAGCTGCTTCTTTCGTTTTTAGCTGAAAAGCAGGAGGTTAGACTACCTTTTGTCCGTAAATAACACTGTACAGTTTGAGCGGTTGAGCAATGTGTAAGGTCAAAGGTCAGTTGTCGATGTGCATGGTTTTGATAACGACTTTGCCATTGTCTAACTGATTAAAAACAGTGTTTTATGGTTACTGTAAATTATCAAACATTTGGAACAAAAGGGTTCCAGCTAAGATTGAGGCTTTACCAAGACGGTGAAACCAAGTACATCAACGTTACAAAGCTGCTGAAAGGGCCAATCCAGAAACGACATTGGAACCAACGCAGGCAGCAGTTCATTCCCAGCTGCCCCTTCAGCAAGGAAAACAATGAGATTCTGGTGAAGTTTCGCCAGAGGTACGATGAAATGGCTATCGACTGGAGCGGCAGCGTATTCGGCATGGTTGCCACTATGAACGAGCAGAAGGAAAGCGAAGGCGGAATTTTGCTCACGGATTTTATCAAGGACATCGTAAAAGAGCTACAAAGCCGTACACACGAGGACGGCACTGTGAAAGGTAGCTATGAAGGGTACGAGAAACTTGACAGGCGGCTTCAGGAATATTGCGATTATAAGAACATCAAATATTCCAAGCTGAGGGTAACAGACATCCGCCCTGCAATGATAGACGGCTTGTTCGACTGGATTGTAAGGGTAAAAAAGAGCAAGGGTCACGTGTACATATCCACAATGCTACACGCCGTCATCGCTCGTGCGGACAAGGCGAACTACTTGAAGATGGACGATTTCAAAAACTGCAAATGGAAAGGGAAGAACCGTCAGAGCGTCCAGAAATACAACACGCTCAATGCTGAGCAATGCGAGCATTTTGTCGAACTGAAGAAAGATGAAATGCCGAGCAACCCAAAATCCGAACTGTATCGTGACTTTTGCACTTTCATCTTATATACAGGACAATCGGTATGCGATGCGGTTGCGCTGAAGTATTCCGACATTAAGTCCATTGGCGGCGTTGACCATTTTGTGTTTAAGCGCAGGAAGATAGCCGAGAAACAAGCCGTGCCTTGCACAGTACCCATAAACTCAGTGATGAGAAGCATTATGGAAAGATGGGCGGCACAAGCAAGAGACGGCTATGTGTTCCCTATCAGAAACAAGAAAAAACTGGCTACCCAAAAGACCAATAATGGCGACATCAAGCATTTTATAAGCAGACTCAATCATTGGCTGAAACAAGTGGGGGCAATTATCGGGTGTAAATTTCCCTTGCACTCATACACTTTCAGGCATACTGCCATCACTCATTATCTCAGTAAGGACGTTCCAATCATTTACGTGGCAAACATAATGGGGACGAGCGTCAAAAATTGCGAGAAGATATACTACAACAATCAAGGCGACGTGGCAAGCAGGAACAAAGTACTGAACGCCATTACTTTCTAAAAAACAAATGGGGCGAGGCACAGTCTTCAGACACATCCTCGCCCACAAATGAAAGAACTTGCCGTGAGAAATGCTGCAATCTTAAAGCGGCTTGTCCTTTTTCAATCCTGAAACTAATCTTTAAACCTTATCAACTAACCTATATCACTTTGTTGCAGGGGTGGGATTTGAACCCACGACTTTCGGCGTATGAGGCCGACGAGCTACCGCTGCTCCACCCTACGATATGAACGATCCACATTATATAATAGTAAAATTGTTCATTAATAGCACTTTTTCTTTATGATAATCTTGCCAAAGTGAACAGCTCATCACGCCTATCCCAAACAATATCATCATCAGCCTGAAGCTCGTCTGCATATATCGTAACTTGCTCATTTCCACGGTTAACCAAGAACTCCGCATCCTTGTCGAACTTGATTGTCTGACCGTTCTCCAATTCAAGTTCAACATAATTATCAGACTCAATATTAGGCTCTATTTGGGTAACGTCCATAGGCGCAAGCCCTGCACGTTCAGGCAGCAGGAAACGCTCGAAAATTAAATCATACTTGATGGGGTCTATAAACGTAATACCCATAAGATACAACACAAGACATCCACCGGCAGAGCCACGCCCAATGCCAGTCAATATGCCATTTTCTTGCGCCCAATTCAACTCATCCCTCTGAATAAGAAAATAATCAACGTTATCAGTGCTTTCAATGACGTATTTCTCATATTCCACACGTTTCCTGTAATGCTCCTCTTGACCGTCTGGCACAAGCCTCTTAAAGCCCTCCTCTATCAATGTCCGAAACATAGTCAGCGTATCGCCATACTTTTTCTTTTCTTGTTCGGTCATGTCATATTTTGGCGCATAGTTCTCGGTCAAGTCGTATGCGGCTGAAACATTATCCATTATGTCGGCGGTCGCCTCGCACATATCATAGAACACATCATCGTCATATCTATCTGAAAACAACCGCCTAAACTCGTCATACAATTCATCAATGGTTTTCATGTACTGCCCATAGCTTTGTTCATGCGCGGCACCAGAATCTATCTTGTTGAGAACTATTTTGTTTTTCCAATCCTCCTTATCAAGATAGTAAACATCCTGTATCAATATCGGTCTAATATTCAACTGATACTCTAAATTTCCAAGATAGAAATTATCGAAATAACTCTTCATGCTTTGCAAAACGCCAGAATCAATACGGTCAGCACGGTATTCGGTCGTATCAACCTGAAAATACACCCAGCCATCAAAAGCGTTGATAAAGTCCTGAAGCATATCCTTATGCTCACTCAACCAACGACCGCTCCACTTGTCAAAGACAAGCGTATTGCCCCCTGCAAGATTCAAAAGGTCAATCATATCGATTTCTTTAGTTTCAATATTATCCACCGCTATGATTTTCTGGATGCGCAGCATATTCCTGAAGCCTTGCTGAGTGGCGGCATAAACCTTTGCCCCGACCTTATCATTAGCAATCCTGATGGTCAACGAATAGCCAAAGCAATATTTCAGTTCCTTAGCAGTGGCAGATTGCTGCAAGTCCAAAGAAGCAGCCATAGTATTCCTGTCAGTGACCGCAAGCCCTTTATAACCAAGAAACTTTACCTTACTGCACCAATCTTTCAACAAGCCACTGCCATTCAACAGTTCAAATCCCGTATGTATTCCGAGAGGGTAATACTCACATTCGCGTTCCATTTTAGGCGATTGCCCCACATAACGAAGCACCTGAAATTGTTGGTCGCTTGCATCTTTCCTTATATCGACATAATACCACCTGTCACCAAAAGGAAACACGATATAAGGAATATCATCAGCCAGCAAATACGCTACGTTTTCTATTGAATGGAACAATACTTTTCCTTCCTTCGACACCTTGAATATATGCTCATAATCGTCCTGAATGAGGCAACGCCCAAACTCAGGGATAACCAGTATATCTTTACGCATGGAATATGTTATGCAGTGATTATCTAACCACTCTTTTAAAGTTACTCGCTTATTCATATTATTCAAGATTAAACTCCCTTACAGTTTTTAGATTGTCGCAAAACACATCGTAAATATCTTCGACATCCATTTCATCCCAGTCTTTGCCAACACCATCAGGAATGTCGGCAACCAACACATCAAAGTATTTCTCCAACTCCATAGCTATCTTACTGGTGGTCTCCTTAGCGTCATTATCATAGCCGATAACTACCTGCTCAACGCCTTTCAACTGGAGCTTGTACATCTGTTCCATACTGATTTTCTTTCCGAAAGTCGCAATGGGAACAATACTCTTGTTATCATAAAGCTCCAATTTTCTGTTTAATCCCACTACATCAAACGGTCCTTCGCAAAGTATCACTGAATGTGTCGTCATAGGCTCGATAGCGTCATAATTGTACAATAGCTTCGCAAAGCCATTGCCAGACCGTTCATCAGAGTTTTTGTACCTGCGTATCTTGTAATGATGTTTACTGTTATAGCTATCAATGTCAGCCTTGCTCATAACGTTCCTACCCACAAAGCCAACAATCTTACCTGCATCACGCACTTCTAACAAAACATAGTCTTCATATTCACGTTCAATGCCACGATTAGTGCCAACTGGAAAATACTCATAATCATCAGCGTTCCACCCACGCGACTTCAAATATGCGTTTTTGAAACAACGCTTATACCCTTTAGGCATTTGTATCGATACCAATTCGTCATCAATCTCATCGCCAAGCAAGGAAGAGAATCCAGCAACATCATCATCAAGGTCTGCCGTCTCTTTAGGCAACAAATCCTCTCGGTTCAATGCTTGCAAGGTCTCTTTCAGTGTTCTGAGGCCCCGTCCGCAATGAAAGCAGTTTGACATTCCAAACCGCTTATTACCCTTGTCAGGACCAACATAAACGCCAAACTTTTGTCCTCTGTGCTGACAGAATGGGCAGGTGGCGAGAATGTTCTTTCTCGCTCCGTCCAACTTACCCCCAAGCTCATAAAGCAGCTCGTCAGTTATAATTTTACGTGTTTCTAAAGATAAAGTCATAATCGTGTAGTCATTATTGGTTATTCGCTTTGTGGTAAATTCAAAGTGCGCCCTCTGTCATAAAAACATTCGTGTTCATAATCAGTAGCTATTCTGAACGGCTCACCTTTTTTACAGAATCTAAACTTATCTGCATAAAGTCTCATGGTGTTTTCGCGATATTCCTTACGGCTTTGATTCAATGAAATTAAATGAGTGCACGGTCTTGTCAAACCTTTACTCTCACTTATGTTATAAGCCGTCAAAACATTCTTTTCATCATTGACCCAATCTTGATTTTCAATAACAGCCTGATACGTGGCGATAATCCACGAGTTAGTAAGAGCTGCCATATCTTTAAGATCCTGCGCTGTAGCGATACGCTTAAATCTCAAAGACTTACTATCCCAGTTCTTTCCAGAAGCGTCAGTCAACAAATCAAGACTGTCAACAATCACGACATCAGGGTATTTCCCGAATTTCTCTTTATACTTGTCGCACTCGTTCATCAAATCCAGCGTTGACACTTCCTTGCCAAATTTAGGATAAGACCTCACTTTCAGAGTTCCCTTGTAAGTTTGTAATTGCTCTTTCAGCTGCTCCAATGTATGAGGATTAATCTTACCATTCTCATATTCGTATGTAGATGATTTCGTCAGCATTGCCGAATATGCGTCAGTTATTTCGGAAGAGCTGCCCTCCAACTGGAATTGCAAGACATCCAATCCGCTGGTGTATGCGGCATTATAGCCTATATATCTTGCAATATGCGACTTTCCAACGCCACTCATAGCAAGGAATATAGTCAGCTGAGTTCTCAGGTTACTGCCCCTGTTCATAGCGTCCAATCCGTCAATATAGAAGCTGTTGACCAATTTCTCGGTCGGATTGTCGTGCTTCATCTTATTGTCTCTCAGACGTTCCTCATAAGTAGCCGCAATGTCAATAAACTCTTCGGGCTTCAACGAGAACTGCTGAAGCTGGCTCGCCTCACGTACAAACGTACCCATAGCATCAATCCTGCCGCCATCCTCATACTTCTTGTTTACGTCACGTAGAATCTTCTTGAATTGCACCAATTTCAGATACTCCTCAAACTGATCTCTAATACTGTCAGCGTCTTTGCAAGTAGCCACCTCACGTATTTCCTCTAACAGCTCAGATACAGCCCTTGAAGAAGCCAACCGTTGAGTGATAATGCCATACTGAGGGGCTGTCTTATATTCGTTGTAATAACTCTTCAGCGTTGAGTTCAACATCTGATATTGTTGGTCTGGCAGAAAAGCGTCATCCATATAACGAGCTACTGCCGAGCATATCTGACTGTTCGTTATCGCACTGTTGTACAATTCCGCAAGAAAATCAACAGTCAAGACGTTTTCATTTTTCTTTGTTGCCATAGTACACTTCCTTTCTAAACCGCATCAGCTCCGGGTACTTCTTAGCGGTCATTTTACCACACTCCACCCAGTTATCACATCGTCCGCAAGTCTCTGAAAGCGGACTCCAGCCTGTAGTACTTTGCTGACACAATGCCAATCCTACAGGCGTATTAAAAAAACGCCTCTTTATAGGCTCCTCAGCTTCAAGATAGACCATATTCCGCAATGGATTAGGCTTTTGCTTGGCTATCATCGCTGTCAGTTGACCACGGGAAAGCTCCGCCTCGTCAAGCCAAAGATTGATATAATAATTAATTCCAGACTTTCCGTCGGCACTCATAAACTGCTTCTTAAACTTCAAGATTGAGTTGTTGGAAAACAGCCAGTTTATATTGAACCTTCTTTCCGCAATCGAATCCCTGAACCGATACACTTGATACACCAAATAATCGACAATGCGCCCGTCATCCATGTTCTCGACACCATATATCTTAGGTATCTCAAACAGTCCGAATTGAAGCTGAAGTAGGTCATATCCTCCATTGGAAATCTTATACTTAGGATCGATCGTCCGTCGTATCAGCGTTTCCAACATCGTCTTTACCTTTATGGTTCTTTCTTGTAATTCCATTTTGCCGTAATATTAACTGTAGTTGTTTTCTGGCGAAGAATATTCGGCTCTTCACCACATCCTCGCTGCGTTTCTTTAGATGACCCATCTTCCATTCCGTCGCCGTTATCTCCCTTATGCCATATCCTTGCGCATACAGCAAGAAAGGCGAGAGTCTGTAAGCCGGCATTTGCATCAAAGCCGCGTATGTCTTGTCCGACAGGTTATCAGCCAAAGTGCCGAACCCTTCGTCTATCATCATGCTTGTTCCATGCTGATAGATGTCATTCAATGAACACATTTCTATGTCCGTCCAATGCGAGGTTTCCTCAGCCCTTTTCTTGTTCTCGTGGAAACACGCCCTCTTTACGCAAATATGAATCCATGTGTCGAGCTTCATCTTTGGGTCGTATGACCCGATATAGTTGTACAGCTGCATCAAGCAAAGGTTGTAATTGTCCTCCACATCCTGATAGTGATCGGTATATCGCCTTGTCAGACTTTTAATGCTCTCCAACCTCGGCTCTATATACCGTTTGAACAACTGCTCCTTTGTCTTTGCGCTTAACTGCCGACATTTAGCGTTCTCTCGTGACGAGAATCCAGTTCCATCTGTGCCCTTGTTTGCCATTCGTTTCTAATGCGGTTAATAAACAGTTTTTTACTCGCCATCGGCAAACCTGCATAGTCACAGTATAGTTTCCACGCCTTGTCATATCTCGCCATCATCTTGCGCATCTGTTCCCTGTCGGGCAGCATTTGCTCCTTGATGTCTCTAATATCAATCAGCTTGACCTCATCAGCCCGACCCTCAAAGAAATTGAAGAAATCGGCAATAAGCAAGCGGCAGTGCTCACCAATGTCATTCTTTACGGTTCTTTTACTTGCTATCATGCCAGATTAAAGATTATAGCGATGAATGAAATACATATAGATATGGATTGCGTCAGCCAGATTGTCGTCGCCATTCACCTCAATCTTATACCGTCGCTCGGCAAAGTCCATCATCATCTCCTTACTGGCATTGCCATTGCCTGTGCCATGTTTCTTGATGTCTGATGGCTTGAATGTTACGATAGGAATATTCATGGTTTCACACACCTCGAACAGTATTCCACGAAACTCGCATAGCTTGCGAAAATCAATGAAATGACCATAAATGACATCCTCTGCCGCCACAGCCTTGATATGATGACTGGTTAATATATCGACGAGCCACGCCCTGAAAGCCTTGTGCTGCGCATAGTCAGCTCCTAATTTCTTGGGAGCCTTGTCTGTATTGGGGAAATAGGCTGTGCCATAATCCCCCAACGTATAATACCCACAGTGGGTGGCAACATCGAAAGCCATGATGTCGCCCCTGCCCAACTGTCCTACATATTCTTCCGTCAATCTCTGCATAATGCTATTCCGTTATTGTCGAGACACCTTGTCTCTTTGTTATTAATAGCTTATGCGGATAGCCTTCTGCCACACCGCCCTGAGTAATCAGCAAAGCGGTCTGCTTCAACTTATTCAAAGCCTCACAATAAGTGGTCATTCCTACCTCATCAGACTTGTCAAGAAGCTCGTCTATGATAATAAAGTCAAGCCCCTTACCATCCTCACAATTATTGTTCGTCAAAGTGTGTAATGACAAGATACAAGCGAGATTAAGACGAGCTTTCTCACCACCAGAAAATTTCTGATAAGAGCCACAATCAACGCCGTCACGCATAACCTGAACGGAGATTTTATCCCGCAACTTGCCTGTCTTGGTAACGGTAAAGCCTTCTAACTTCAATCTGATGTCAGAGCCTATCTTCTCCAAAAAGTCATTGATTATCAGTGATAATGCGTTTATCTTCTTTCTGGCTATATAGCTTTTGAACATCGTAAAGTTTACTTCCTGCCCTTTCAGCTCGTCATATTGCGCTTGAATTTCCGAAGCCTTGATTTGAGCCTGTTCAAGTTCTTCAGTATATTTAGCCAAAGAGTTTTTCAACGAACTCTCAAAATCAGTCAAAGGCGTTTCCATAAGCTCTTTCTTACTGCTCTGATAATGCTTCATCTGACCTTCAGTAAAGGTAATAGCGCTGTCTTGTTGCTTGATATACTGCTTGCCATTGATGAGCCTGCCTTCCAAAATGCCGTTTATCTCGCCAAACAAGCGCTGACGTAACACGTCAATCTTGCCGTTCAACTTGTCTAACTCATTCTGAGCGGCAACCAATTTCTTGTTTAATGACAAAATTTGATTGTCTGTATCATCAACTCGCATAGAGAGCTTACGAATTTCAGCATACTCATCTTCCAAAGTTTTTTGTCGCTCTTTTACCTCTTTATCAATAGTAGCTATAAATTCTTCTTTGCCCCCCGCGTCATCATTCAGCTCATCATACTGCCTGTTCAGCTTTTCGTTTTCTAAAGAAACTCGCTCCGTCTCTTCTTTTGCTGTCTGCAAGTCTTGACGCAAGTTCTCAACGCTATCTTCCCTGTTAAGCAAGAAATGATGTTGGCATTTCGGACAGACGATAACACCGCTCAACAACGTCTCTATGCGCATACTTTCGCTTTCAAGCTCCTTTATCTTTGTCTTATTCTGCTTCGTCTGCTTTTCAATATTATCAAGCTGTATGTCTATTTTTTTGATTTCGTCCATCAATGCCTTTCTTCTATCGGCACTGGATTCGTCAACCCTCTTTACGTTATTACAATGCAGCTGATATGTGTGCTTTTGTGCCTCGCAATCTTTCTTTTGCTGTTTCAGAACTTCCTGCTGTTCCTCCAAAGCCAATTTTGTAGCCTTGATAACATCAGCCTGTTCAGCCAACTGATGTTTATATTTATCTGACAGCTCTTCAAAGTTGGTAACTGTACCCAAAGAATTATCAGCGCAATATTGGACTATTTTCTGATAGCAGTCTATCAATGACTTTTCAGATTCTTCCAATGTAGTAACATCAGCTTGCACTGCCTGCAATTGAACGATGCGACTTTCCCCTTTAGCCTTATTTTCCTGATGCACGTTTATCTTCGCACGACACTCGGCTATCTTATCATCCAATGACTTAATGCGAGCCTCACGCTCCAACTGTGCATCAGCTTTCTTCACATCCGCTTGTTCAAGCTCGCTCTCAATGGCTGCGATAGAACCTTGAAGTCTGGTAACATCGCTGTTGGCTGTAGCCAAATCCTCTTCAATAGGCTTCATATCGCTCTGTACTCGCTCTATGCTCTCGTCGATGATTTGCCCATTACTAAAACGATTAATGACTTCCTTTTTGTTCTTATCCGAACAATCAAAGAAGCTCTCATATTTGTTATCACACAGAATATAATTGTTGTAGATGTCGTCCTTGCTAAGTCCTATTTCATACAAGATAAACTTATTATAGTCGGCTACGGTAGGCTGGACGGTCTTGTCTTTTTCAATCTCCAAGCCTTCCGAATTATATTTGTGACATTCAATAACCTGTGCTGTGCCGCGCTTGATGGTACGCTCTATGACAAACGTAGTGCCGTCATAATCGTTATCCAACGTAATCTTGACCCAAGCGTCATCAGCATGGTCATTGATGATTTCCTCAACACTCTTTACCTTGCGAAGCTGCTCGCCAGTCAACGCAAAGGATATGGCTTCTATCAAAGACGATTTACCGCTACCGTTACAAGGCTGCGCCGCATTATCCTCGTTCTTGCCAAAGATAAGCGTTGCAACACCCTGTGTCACTTTCAAGCTCGCTTCCCTAAACGAAACAATATTTTCTATTTGTATTTCAGATAATTTCCACATGATTAGCCCTCCAGATATTTCATTCCAAGCTCACTGTCAATATCATTCTCATCACAGTAGCTCTGATACTCCTTCTTAATACCTTGCTTGTCGTATTTTTCTTCTATGCCAGAAGCGGCTGTTTCCGTATCTTCCAGTTGCTCCGCAACCATTTCGACTTTATTAAAGCCCATATCAAGGAATTTTTGCTTATCAAAGAGCTTTGCCTGCTTTTCATTGCATTTAACTTTTATTCTGTGCTTATATCGGCTATCCAACTCAGTGGGTAGAGAATCCAAATCATCCGCATCCACCTCAATGGTGCAATATCTGATGTTTACCTCATTGCGAACAAACTCATACGAGCCATCAGAATAAAGCAGGGTGTAGCCTTTCATCGCATCCTCACCAAAATTGTGCTGACGTGAAGAGCCGATGTATTCAATGTTCGTTCCTGGTATATTTTTACGGTCGTGATAATGCCCCACCAAAACAGCGTCAAAAGGTTTAAAAATATTGGTGGGCAACTCTGTTTCACTAATATGAGACAAGCCGCCATTGATACCTTCATGCAAATACAGGATATTGACCTTACCCTTGTCTATATCCTTACACAATTCCTCGTAATGCTGCATAAACGAGCCGTTCTCAGGCCAATAACGCATAATATGCAACAACACTTCGCCATAATCATAAGAAGCAAAATCGTCGATGACCTCAACCCCTTCATATTCAGAATAAATATGATTATAGCTTTCTATGGCTTCTTGATCGATCACATCGTGATTTCCTGAAGCCAACACGACCGTCAGCCCATTCCTGCGTGCATCTATCAATGCACTCTTAACGGCTAACAATACTGGCAGTGTTTGGGCTGAACGTGATTGCCACAAATCACCACCGACAAATACATCTTCCACGTTATTCGCCTTGCATACGTCAATCATCTCTTTCCAATTCTTTTGAAACTCAGAGATATTGTCACGTGAAATATGTATGTCATTGATTAACAATGCCACAGCTTGTTTCATAATACCAGCCTTAAATTTTGGTTAAAGAAAAAGAGAGGACTATAGGACACAACGCCTATGCCCTCTCCGAACTACACGATTTATCTAAAGACTGGTATTATCTTAACCTGCGAGCGTGAAGTCTGCGGCGAGGCTGCTCTTCCTCATCCGTTTTCTCTGGCTCTTCATCTTTGGCAGGCTCTTTCTCTTCAGCTTCAGGCTTTTCCTCAGCAGTTTCCTCGCTACTTGGGCGTGGACGGCGACGACGAGGGGCTTCTTCAGCAGGCTTTTCGTCCTCATCCTCTTTACTATCCCCCTCTTCTTCAGCAGGTTCTTCCGCTTTTGGTCTGGGGGCGCGTCGAGCAGGCTCTTCAGGCTTGCTTTCCTCCTTAGCCTTATTCTCTTTCTTTGCGGTCTTGGACGCTTCCTCCATTGCTTCTTCAATCTCTTCAAGGAGCTGCTGATTGTTCTTGCTACGAGAGATACGAACATCAAGTTCGTGGTCTTCAATGAACTGACGTATCTTCTCACGCAAGTCTTGATACTCGTCAGACTTTTCACTAAGGTCTTGGTCAACGATAACGTCATACTCAGTCCAGAGAGAATCAATGGTTGTCTCTCCCTTTTTAGATGTCTTGTTACCTGCATCTGTAAGGTCAAAGTGTGAGCTGTCATCAGTAGGCAATTCGCCTTTCAACTTCTCAACAGCCTCGATAAAGTCACTCTCCTTGCATACTTCCATATCATGCTTCTCGTCATACTGCTGTAGGAATACGAGGGTTGCTTCCAACTGATACTTGGTGTAACGATAAATCTGCTTTGGAATACGAGGGAGTTCCAATAGCTTCTCTGCCTCGGACTCCTTAATATCAAGAGTCTTACGACCAATCTCAATGGTGTAATCTGTCTTACCATTGTTATTGGTACGAATAACCTTGACTGGGTATGCGTCAGTGAAGCCACTGATAGGACAGGTTTCTTGACCGCCATCCTCACGAAGCTCTCTCCAAAGACGCATCTTCGCATCGTCCAGCAACTTGTACTGATTGTGCGAACATTGCCATAACTGAGGTCCTTTGGCACGTTCCTTGTCGCTTGACACATCAAGCACCATGATTGCGTGTTGGTAGTTGTAACGCAAGCCACCAGTGTAAGCGTTGCTGCTAATGAGCTTCATCAAGTCCTCATCGTCAGCATACAGTTCTTTCGCAATCTTGACGTATGTGTCAATAAGGTCAACGCTGTACCCGACTTCCTTGTCTGTGGTACGGATAACTGGAATACTGATTTTCTTTTCCTTTCTATCTTTCTTCTTGGCAGGCGCAACAATGGAAAGGAAAAACTGATGTACCGCATATTCATAGCCTTTGCGCTCCATCGGAAGGATGTTGCCCTCCTCATCAAAATCCGGAGCCAATGGCAATACACGGAGTGAATACTCGCCGTCTTCTCCAATGCGGAAACGTTCTACACGTGGAACACCGGCTTCTTGTTTAGCCTTCTCTTCGGCTTCAGCAAAAGTTTGTTGTACTTGCTGGAACGCGCTAAATGCGTTCATTTTCTTTACTTCTTCGCTCATCTTTAGATAATTTTCGCGAAGAGATAAAATTGCTCCAATCAACCTCCTGATTAAGGTAGGCTTGGCTATGCAGCTCCCGCAACTCTGGCTCTCTGAGGTCTTCGTTGCGTGGAACCTCAATGCCCCATTCTTTCTGGGCATATTCAACGACCTTCTCTATAATGTCGTTGACATCACGTGCTTTCTCCGATTTTAGCTCGCAGTACTCAAACTGCTGTCCGTTGATTTTCGAGGTATGTATCGGAGCAAACATATCCTCAAAAAACTTGTAGAGTGCCGTAGTGCCTGGGTGGTCGGGCAATGCGTCCGACAGATATTTTAGCACCACCGAGAAGAAATAAGAAATATAAGGCAAATTCCTATTCTTCGTGTTGTCGCAAATGACAAACAAATAGTTGTCATTGTCAGGTAATTTTTCGCAAGCAGCCTTGAACTCATCTATAACGGTGTGACCAGCCACTTTCATTAGTTTTCCTTTACCTCTAATCATGTTTTCTTCTGCATCTTCATTATGTTTTTAGTTAATACTGAAATTCGTGTGCAAAGTTACAGGAAAAGATTGAAATAACAAAATATTTACGAAAAATAATTAGTTAATATATACTAAAAGTCTTAATACACGCTGATTATATGTTACTTATCGTTATTTTACCCTGTACACCAAGAAACCGATTCATATCCTCGTGTGCGTGTGTACATACTAATATATTCAAAGCATTAAATATAAATAAATGTTAAACATTGGCTCTTTGGTGCATTTTTCTTCAAAAATATTTGGCGGTTTCAAAAATACGCCGTACCTTTGCCCTCGCAATGTCAAAACTGGAACTTTTGACGATAAGAACAGAAATATCAGAAGGGTCAGTAAAGCCCTACAGTATATTGCAAAGTCGCAAGTCGGTTCCAGAGGCTTGCGACTTTTGTTTTGCATACACGCAATCAATTGTTAATAGTCAACGACGTGCCTGATGCAGCTTTGAATATTTTAAGCATAATCAGTATGAATTGAACAAATGAAGCGGCAACGATTATAAATCGTTTAAAAAGCAAGCTGGTTTAAGTAGAGAGAAATATTCTGGGAAACGAAAAAGAGTAAGTCGGCAGCTTATATTGCTGTATTAGGATAGAGATGGCATCACAAACCCGACTGAATGAGAGAGCTTCTTAACTAACCACCTGCACGTTTCCGAGACGCATAAAGGGGGGAGCTATATTTGCGACAGCGAATTGGAGGTTGCGAAGAGTTGTGCCTTCGCAATGGTGTTGAGCTGATAGCACGGTACGCATACCGTAAACATACACCGTTTATGCCATGCGACAGGCATAAAAACAGCGAGGATCAAGCCATACGCAAGGAGCATATTGGTAATAATATGAACAAAACAGAATATTGATCGTTACTGTAAAACTTCCGAGTGGGAAACAACCTCTTTAGGGATTAGAGTACCAACTCGTATAACCTCCGCAAGGAGAAATAAAGAAAAATAAACAATCACGCATAGGCGATGAGATATGATGAAAGCAGTGCTTTATAACAAATGCAAAGCATGATAAAACAAGTATCAGAAAAAAGCTATCTATGCAGAATGATTCCTCACCTGCTTTCAAAAGAAGCTAAAATTTTAGGAATTACGCCCAAAGACAAAGATGCGTGGCATATACTAAAAAAACGATTAAGAGAAAAACTATGCCTACGTTATCAAAAATTGCCTTACAGTGTATTATTACAGGATTTGTCTTTTAAGAAAAACAAACGAAGCTCAAAATCGCAATTAAGAGAAAATTCGTTTGAAGTTTTAAGTGATTATTATGACCACATGGGCATTATATCAAATTTGCAAAATATTCCATCACAAAAGCGTGATTGGATAGATATGCGCAGAAGCGAGCTGTTGCTTAAAATTTCCAAATACGAAAGAATACTATCCGTTAATTTGGGGAAAGCTAATATCAAGCATTTTAATAAAATGCCTTTCGTAATTGACGGGCATATTTATTTTTCCAATATTTATTTACCCAAATATCGAATTGCAATAGAAATAGAACGTTATAAAAGCACAATAGACGTTAATAAAGCGTTCAATGACAGCAGGCGAGTTGACGACTTCAACAGCATTGGAGTTACAATAATACGTTTGCCAGAATTTCAGGCAGCAAACCCTGCTATAATCCCAAGAATTTTAAAACTTAAAGAATATTGATGAAAGCAGTGTTTTGACTTAATACAAAACACGATAATGCAAAACAAAAAAGAAATCTTTACATTCGTCACGCTCTTCGGATTGCTTGCCACGAGCTTGGCGTTGAACCTCATTCAGTCTAACAAGATTGAAGAGCTGGTGGATGAGGTCATCAAACTTCAGCAAGAACAAGTAGCTCTGGACTCTTACACGAACAGCTTACATAGCATAGGAGGGGCTGAAGATGACACTAAATGAGCGTATAGAGCAATTGGAGCTTGCATCAGAAACGCTGCAAGCATTAAGTGAAATTTTGAGCCTTTCACAAGAACAGAAAAATAGCGTTGACGTTGCAGTGGACTTGCTGAAGCAAGAATCGTCAGACCTTAAACAAGTCAGTGAAAACGGCAAGTTCTATGCTCCTGTGTGGGTGGATGCGTTATTGCGTCAAGTGACGGAAACGCAAGCAAACGGTAAGGAGCTGGATAAGGAGATAGATCGTCTCTTCAAGCCGCAAGTGCAATTGCTTCAGATGTCAGATTACAAGTCAGCCAATCCCGCTGATTTGAATGGGTACAAGGTGGTTCACTCTAATCCACAAGAGATTACGGAAATCATCATGGCACTGAAGCATTACTTTGGCTTGATGTGATTTCTATTATTAGTTACAGGGCTGGCATAAGGTCAGCCCTAACCTAACTTTAAGCAAAATGAACAACGAACTCACAATTATCAAAAGAGACGGAACACAGGCTCCATTCGACAAGAGCAAGATCGAGAACGCCGCGCTGAAGGCGATGCGGTCTGTCAGTAACAATGCCTATCACTACACTATTGCACAAGTTATCAGTGACAGAATAATGAATAGGCTGGAGGATAGTAATAAGGATATGCCAATTGGTGTGGAAACCATCCAGAACGCTGTGGAGAAAGAACTGATGACGGCAGGACAGTATGATGCGGCGAAAGCGTATATTTTATATAGGGAAAGACATAATGAAGCACGTTTTATTCGTGAGCGCATAGATTATATGGAACGCTATAGCAATTCCGGTGATAATGCAGCTTCTTCCAGTGAAACCGACCCTAACAGCAATGTGGCAATGAAGAACGTTGCAAACTTAGAGGGCGAAGTCTATAAGACAACTAACCGCATTATTCAGCGTTCAAGGATGAAAGGCAAGCTGACGGAAATGTACCCGACAGAGAATTTTGCGAAAAAGTACATTGAAGATTTGGAAAAGCACATCATCTACACACACGATGAATCTTCCACACCAGTATTGAAATATTATTGCTGCGCCGTCACGCTTTATCCTTTGATGACTGATGGTGTGGGCAATATCGACGGCATTACACCCACACCTCCCAATGACATCCAGTCGTTCAGTGGGCAGGTGACAAACCTTGCTTTCCTACTTTCATCTCAATGCAAGGGAGCCGTTGCCTTTGGTGACTATCTTGTGGTGCTTAATTACTATGTCAACCAAGAGTTTGGCGAGAACTGGTATGAGAAAATCAATTCGATAATTAGCACAAACCACTGTAAAAAGACATCTACAATCAAGACGGCGATACGCAAGGGCATGAAGCAGTTTATCTATGGCGTGAACCAGCCAGCGGGTAACAGAAGTTACAATTCCCCCTTCACCAATATCTCTTTCTACGACCGCAACTATTTTGACGCACTGTTTGGTGAGTTCAGTTATCCCGATGGTACGCAACCTAAATGGGAAGCTGTGGATATGCTTCAGAGGATATTCTTGGAGTTGCATAGAGAGTTGCGTCTTATTAAGCCATTGACATTCCCTGTTACTACTATGGCATTGCTACATGACGGCAAAGATGTCATAGATACAGAATATAAAATTTTATGTGCTGAGGAGTGGGCAAAGGGAAGCAGTTTCTTTGCTTATCTGAATGACAATCCTACATCGCTTGCAAGCTGTTGTAGAGTGTTGAATGAAATCACATTCAGTTCTACCACTGGTATGACAGGCGTGATGACAGGCAGCTGCAATGTTATTACGCTCAATATCAATCGTATCGTGCAGGACTTCTTTAAGGAGAACACATTGTTAAGCAATTCCCCTGACGCTTTCTATAACAATTTTAAGCCTTATTTCGTAAATATTCTTGACAGGGTTTATAAGTATCATATCGCTTATAAGACAATGCTGTATGATACTGAAGATAAGGGAATGTTTGCTGCTTCAAACGGTAACTATATCTATATGAAGAAGCTGTATAGCACGATAGGGGTAATCGGCTATTTCGAGGCAGCTAAGTTCTTGGGGTTAGACACTACAAACAATGCTGATTATAAAGAGTTTTTGCAGTTCATTCTCGGCACTATAAAAGAGCAAAACAAACTACACTCTGTCAAGGATAAAAAGAGGCCGTTCTTGTTCAATACAGAAGCCATCCCCGGAGAAAATTTGGCGGTTAAGTTCTATCAGTGGGATAAAGCAGACGGATATAAAGTGCCGGAAGACCAAAATCTTTATAATTGCTATTTTTATAATCCGTGGAATAATACCAATATACTTGATAAGTTGAAGTTGCATGGACGTGATGTGAACGCTTATACCGATGGTGGTCAGGCTTGTCACTTGAACTTATCGGAACATCTGAGCAAGGAGCAATATCTGAAGTTGATAGACATAGCTATTGCAGAAGGCACGAACTACTTTACGTTCAACATCCCTATGAGCGAGTGCAAGGACTGTGGCCATACCGTCAACGCTCCAGTAGAGACGTGTCCGAAATGTGGCGGCAAGCATATCCGTTATTGGACCAGAATTATCGGTTATCTTACGCCTGTTGATAATTGGTCAAATGAACGTCAAGTTGAACAAAAGAAACGCAACTATGCTGAAATACGTTGAAACTGATGTGACATTCGCCGAGATACCAAATGAGGTAACACTTTGCATTAATATCAGCAATTGCCCCATACATTGTCATGGCTGTCATTCAAAACATCTGTGGAATGATGTGGGCGAAGCGTTGAATAACGATTCTCTTGACGTGCTAATCAAACAAAGTAAGGGTATTACTTGCGTTTGCTTTATGGGCGGCGACGCTGCACCAGAAGAGATCGACGAGCTGGCACATCATACTCGTGTTAGCTATCCTCAGCTAAAAATAGGCTGGTATAGTGGTCATGGAGGTTTTTCTTTGTTCAATCGTATAGAAAACTATGATTACGTTAAGTTCGGGCCATATAAGAAGGAATATGGGCCGCTTAACGTGCCGACGACCAATCAACGCTTATACAGGACTACCAATGGCCGTTTTGAGGATATAACGCATTTGTTTTGGCGATAATGAAATAAGAAAGAGATGCACTGAAACTCAATTTTCAGTACATCTCTTTATCATTTTGTGCGCCAGATAACTGTATTTCGCATAGTGAACAGCGTCTTGCACAGTCCATCTGTTGCCTCTTGTAGGGTGCAGCCCAAACCGCCTGTAAGAAATCAACGCTCGTCTAAAGCCTGCTGACTTGAATACGGGATTGTCACTGTGTAGAGCCGTCGCCTCTATTTGTTCATAGCGTATGGCTTGTCTTCTAAAACGCTCTTTGGGTGCGCTTTTGCTCCACTCCATCAGTAGATAAAACTCAATAGGGGCATACACATACAGGTAATGTCCTACTGCGGTCTCCTCGAAACGAATTGTGTGCTTTTTTAGATGAGGCTTTTTTCTCTTCTTAGCCTTGCCTTTTTTTCTTTTTGCTTGCGACGGTAGGCTTTTTCTCATCAGTTCCTTCGCTTGCTGTTTCTGGACTTGCCACAGGGCTTTCTCTCCCGTCTTGAACTGTATCGACAACATCTTGCGCCTCCTCTGTTACGGGTTCTTCCACGATTGGTTCATTCACTGCCGTTTCCTTTGTTCCTTTCTGTGCTTGCTGGTAAGCGTAGTCGTTACCGTAGTTATGTACTTTCATATTCGTATGTGTTTAATTTGTTGATTCAACGTTATATATATATATATTATCGAAATTAATCATAAACTTTGACATTATGTTTCTGATGTCACATTCATAGTCTTCGTTGTTGTATTCAATCGTATCGGTAATGGCAGGGGCATACACGTTGACACGTCCTATGGACTCCAAATAATTGTCATCGAGACTCTTGCCATTATCCTCATTCTCATACAGCAGCGCATCATTCCAAAGAGCGTTGTTTATCCATACGCCAGTGTTGATGCAAGTGATATTCATATTCATTGCGACCAATGGCTCTGTATTTATAGCCCACCGCAATACATTATCCCAGTGTAAGGTATTGCGCCATACGTCGCTTGAAAAACAGGATAGCGACTCGTTTATCCCATGCACGACAAAGAAAGTATCATCAGTGTTTCTGAAGTGTGACTTGAGCTTATAGTTCAGATACCACTCTAAGGATGATTGCTGCGCTGTGATATGACATTGTATGTACAGTTCTAAAGCCCAAGCCTTGAAACTATCATGCGCCATTGTGAGCGGACTTAATAATGCCTGCATGAGCAAGGATATTTTCTTGCCCCTTGCCCAAAAAGGTAGCAGCCTGCCTATCAATTTGGCGTTGTCTATGTTTGTAAAATCAACGTTTAGCATATAAATCTTTATTCACCCTCATTGTTTTCCTCGCTTTCCTCTTCAAGGGATTTTAAGTATTCATCCATTTTGGAAGAAGCTACGAGGGTCAAATTCGTACTGTTTATCGTCATGGTGGCATTGGTGTCGAGCAGTCTGATGTAGCCGCTCTTCAGTCTTATCCTGCTTGTCAGTTCAACTGGTTCGTCATAGCACTTGTCTGTTGTGTTATAAGAAGCCACATATACCCTTACATTATTACCAATATCAACGACGTGTTCGGTCTTTCTCAGTATATCTAATATTGACTGATAGTATAGCATACCATTGTATTCCATTTCATTGGCGAAATTGATCATGGCTTGCTGTATCTCGTCCATAGCTTGCGCTGCCGTGACATAGCTGTCATTGTAGTATATAGGATTGTCTTTGTCAGCTATGATGGTTATGATGTCGCCGGGTACACTTTCGCAATATATTTCAGCCCCAACAAATTTTATCTGCTGTATGAACATCTTGAAGGCTGTCATTTCATAGTCGCTTAACTGAGTATAGGGAATACCGCTATTGACCTCGTTTGTGTTTGTATTGCTCTTGCATACTTTCAGTGTAATTGAGTTGCCGTCCTCGCCAGTCTGCCACGCTGCTTTCTCGATAATCCTGTGCGAGGAGTCTTGCGTGACGTATTCTATCTTCATGGTCTCTTCGTTGAACTGCAACTCATCACCCATATTCGTGACAGGATTGTACTGGAATTTCTTTGCTATGAGCGCATACCAGTCTGGCGTACCGTTGATACGTCCTGTCAGTACTTTCGCCACCTTAACCTCGAACACGTCAAGGATTGCTTCGTATGTGTGTATGCACACTGCCATGACGTATGTCAGTAGGTTTATCATACTGAGCTTGCTGTTGCTCCTGCCAGTGTTCAACTCCGTTAATTGCAGGTAGTTGTTTCTGGTAGTGACGGCTTCCGAATATATTTGACTTACACTTCTCATTGTGTTATTATTAGCTTGTTTAGTTCTTCTATCTTCTGTGCCGACTTGAATGTATCAGCGTATATTATCGCTAATGGATAATGTATTCCGTTTATGTTTTCTATGTTAAGCAGGTTAAAGCGGCAATCGCCATACATCGTTATCTGATGCGTACCCTCGCTCTTATAACAGTGTTCTATTTCTTGTTCCTTTTCGCCTTCCACTGTTTGCAGGTCGGTATAATCGCCCCAATCAATGAATAGATGTGTATTGTCTTTCAAGCTGACCGCTATTGTGGATAGCTGTCCTTGCTGAAGTACAGCCATTTTAGGCACGGTCTGCCATTCCCAATAGTAGTTTTGTTCATCAGCTGACAGCTCGTCCAATGCTTCATATATATCAGGGTGCATGGTGCTTATATGTCGCTTGATAAGCGTGTTCACATCTTGAAAGTCGTAGATATGCTCGCCGTTTTTTACTAATATGTTATTGTCTTTTATCCACTCTGCCATTTGTGAGTTAATGACGAAATCTTCGTGATAATTCACGGTCATTCCGTATGACAATGCACTTTCCATCGTCAGCCAGTCGTTACTTATCAGCAGGTCGAATATGCCCTCTACAGTTCCGTAAAGGGTTAATGCTACGTCGTATATGTTTTGTCCGCTTCTGACGGTGTATTGTTTCATCGTTGTTCTTTTCTATATAATAGTTTGCTGACGGTGCTATTCTGGCTTGCTTATTCTCTGGTGAGCTTTGCCACCGCCGTCATGCCAGCTCCTATGCCTATCATGTATGGGTAAATCGTTTCCCACCACTCTGGTATGCTTGCTCCTGCTGAGTTCAACGCCATTTGTATGGCCAATGCTACGGCAGCTATTCCAGTGCCAATACCCATTATCCATTTGAAGAACTTTGGCACTCGCGCTTTCCAGCGTTCCTTGATTGTTTGTATCATATCGTCAGTTATTTTTATTGTCATAAAGGGGTCGCTACAAGGCATTGTTCCTTATAACGGCCCCAAGAAGGAAGTGTGTATGCGTTTGCTTATGCTTGTACGCCGATAACCTCTTTGGCGACCGTCTTTGCCGTGTTGCGCCATGTCTGGTATGCTTCGTACTCGCTCTTGTACTCAGCCACCTTTTCTTCAGCCACATTGCCCGCCAGAGCGGTCAGATAGTTGGCGGTAACGGCTTCGGCTTGGTTCGTGTCGTACTTCTTGCCGATGATTGCGGCAACCAATTGGGGATAAGTGATAGGCATTTTCAGCGATACTGTCTCGCCTTCAATGGTCACTACGGCGCACTCGCCAATCTTCTTGACGTTATTACCATAAAGCTCTTGGTTCTTCAGAGCTTCCATTTCTGCAACCTGTTCGGCTGTCATTGTCATTTCTTGATCTTCCATTGTCTAAAAATTTTATTGTTTAACTTTAGTTGCTTATATATTGAGTCATTAATTGCTTCATTGGTGGTATGCTCACTTCCTCATATTCAGCAAGCATTTGTTGGTATTTGCTTTTATCTTCCCTGTCGTTAAAGACAGCTATCGGACGTGGCATTTTTATCTTGTCGCTATAGCCTTTGTATAGTCTATAGCTTATTCTATGTTTTGGGTGGCATTTCTTCTTCAAGACCACAGCTTCCATGTGTCCTTTAATAAACACCCACTTATATAGGTCTGGACGCATCTCGTTCAGTAAATTGCGTCTGATGGCGTAACTATCATAATGTCTCAGCAAACCTAAATAGCTGTTCACGGAATACAATGCCTTGATAACCTGTATTTTGTTTTTGCTTTCGTTCAGTCTCTCAATACTGTGTTTGCAACCAGTAACCGTTCTGTTCAAGGGATATGTCCTGCCGGGCTTTACGATTGCGCCTGTGAATGTAATCCCTTTGCTGTAATGCTGCATATAGAATTTTTGGGGAGATAGCGTTAATTCATGTCCTTGCAGCTTCTTTCTGATAACTGGAACTGTCTTTAATATCGCTTCTTTGCTATTCGCAACAAGATATATGTCATCTACATATCTTCCGTGGTATTTAACGCCACATTCGTTTTCTATAGCCCAGTCAACGTCATTCAGAAGAAAATTTGCGAACATCTGCGAGGGGAGGTTGCCTATTGGCATACCAAAGCCTTTTCCGTTGGTAAACAACGACTTACTGGGTGGAAGGTTTTCCCACATACTTTCGGCTGAACGCTTGATGCAGTTTTTTTCAGGACAATTACTCAAAACTACGTGACAAAGAAACAGCAAGTCATCTTTGTCTTCGCCGTTATATTTTTCTTGCGTGAAGCGAATGACCATATCCTCAACTTCTTTCTTGGGAATAGACATGAAGAAGCTCTGAATGTCAATGGTAGCGACCCAGCAGTCTTTGGTATAGTTTTCTGAGCAGGATATGATGTCCTGCTTTAGTTGCGTTACACCTGCCAGAGTACCTTTACCGTTTCTGCAATTATAGGTACGGTCGTTAAACTCTGATTCTATCAGTGGCTCTAACCTAAGCCTGATGTAATGATGTATTATGCGGTCTGCGAAATCCGCTGCGAATACCTCCCTATATTTGGGGCGACTAACGACAAAGCAAATGGAACGTCCGGGTCTATAGCTCCTGTCATTGATGGATTCCACCAATTGCAGGAGACGGCCTTCTACATCAAGACCGAACCTGATGCAGTTGAGTGTCCGCGACTTATGTACACGACAATCATAATACGCCTCTAAAAGACCGTCAAACGTCACCATATTAGCATTAAAGTGTGAAATACTTTTTGTTTATTGTCATCATCTTTATCGAAGTTTCGTAATTTGCCTTCGGAGAAGTGCTGCAACGGCACGGACGTTGTTGCTGTTCGTCACCTTAGTGTTCCAGTTGTTGAGGTTGCCGTCGTTGAGGTTCAAGTTCCAAGCGTTCTGCGCCGAGTTCTCGGTTCACGGGTACGTTATCTTGTTCTTAACTACATTTTGGCAGTAGTACCCCCATTTCTCACGGAAGCGCAACTCTATGGTTAGCCATAGCCTTCCATACTCTGTACGTTGCCTCAGCCTTCAGGCTTGTCTTTGGTCGTTGACTTGGCACGAGCCTTTTTAGCCGAGACGTTCTTCCATGCTGTAACTTGCCTGCCGATAGCCGCCTCCAAATACATGAGGTTTGATTGTTGTTTACGGCTTATCCAGTGAAGCTCGCCTGCCAGACGCACAATCATTTTGCAGAACTCAAAATCGCAAATGAAATCCGTCAAGTACGCCTCACGCTCACTACGGAACATATTGGCGTGAACTATATATGTCGGCAGCATTACGACTTTTTGAAGCCATATCTGTCCTATAGTGTGCTTCACGTCTCTCGGAAAATCCTTATGCGTTGACAATACTGCCTTAATGTAATTGTATGTGTCTATATAGACGGGCAATTCACTTGATAAAGCCATAAATCAATATTTTTCGCTACGTTATTCTTTTTATTGTTTTTTTTTACCGCAATCATTGTTGTAACTCTTCAACCCTCATTGGCTCGCATACGCTCGCCCGCCGCTTTGCGGCGAAGAGTTGAAGGGTTGAAGAGTTAAAGGGTTAATGAAATGCTGCAACGGCACGGACGTAGCTGCTGTCCGTCACCTTAGTGTACCAGTTGAGGTAGCCGTCGTTGAGGGCCAAGTGCCAAGCGCCCTGCGCCGAGCGCTCGGTGCTGCTCCAATACCATGACTCAGTAAGCTGGCTTGCGCCAGTAATGACTGAGAGACATAGATTGATTGCGTATTTGTGCTTCCAGATAGTCAGCAGTTCCGCAATCGACGGTAGCCACCACTTACCTGCGCCAATACCGATCTTCGTGCCAGCCTCATCGCCCTTATCATAAGAGCGGTCATACTGATAGCAGAACGAAGCGGCATAATTAGGCCATTCGTCCTCATCCTCGCCAAACAGCTCCTCAGCACGAGACATAATAGCAGCCGTGCGAGTCTGCCCCGTGTAATCGACGTATGCTTTCGTGTAATCACCACCCACGCTAACGTCAAGTCCGATAGCGTTCTTGCTCCACAACAGCGTGGTAGCTGCTTGGGTTGGAGCGACGATTATAGGGGCTTGTCCGTCAATCAACACAAGCACACCGTCAGCCTGCTCGCCAGAGGCTTCTATAGCAGTCCATTTCCAGTAAGGAACTGCCAGTGGGAAATTGTCACTCTTTCTGTGATAAGTGATAAAACAGCCGTCGGTTATTGCTTGCAGCTGAGGGTTGTCAACTCCCAAACTGAGGTTTACGGCATTTACCTGAGACTGCAAGGATGATGTCTTGCCAATAAGAGCTTGCAGCTGTTCCTTGATGAACGCCTGTACTTGCGCACCTGTCAACTGGGCGCCCTTTGCACCCCAGTCGGTTTCCATTGTAACTTTTTGCGTTGCCATTTTGTTTGTCTTTTAATTAAATGATTTTGTTATATAATAGTCAACTTACTAAAATAATCGTTAAGTTGTTACGTTACAGCACAATACGCTTGTAGAAATTCAAGCACCAATTCTGCATAGGGTATTTCTTTCCTACTATTGTTGCGCCTTTGACGTTTTGTGTACGATAATTCACTGGATTATAAGGAGTTGATTTGTTATCATCCGTTTTCGATTGTATAACCCGTGCCGTGGTTGTAGCAATATCATCAAACAAGCAGATGTCATCAGCGTCATAACCAGTGGAAGACGCAAACGTCGCATCCCAGTATTGATAATTCTTCAGGTCGTCCTCGGTTGCCACACGCAATGCGGTCCAATTGCCGTTGATTGACCCATGATCGCCACTATCCTCACGATAAGCATAGAGCGCGTTCCAAGTGTCACTGTCTCGCAAGTTACCTGCGCCTTGATTATGACCTGAGTAACCGCTTTCGCCTTGTCCTGCGTAAGACACCTCAATAGCGTCTTTGAACTTTTCTATATTACCGCAAGTCAGAACGATACAATTTTCTATAATCTGGATGTCTGTTATCGTTTGCAGCAAACCACCAGATGACATATTCTTATTCGCATCCAAAGAAGCTACAGTTCCCATGCGCACACTGAAGCCCAAGTTCTTGTACACCCCATCTATCGTGTATTTGTCAAAGCGCAATGGTGGCACAATAGGATTGATGTAGATGTACACCTTATTGTCTTTCACTTCATAGTTATATGGCTGCATCGGTCGCCAATCTATATGTTTCAAGAACACGTAGTATAAAGCCTTCGCGCAATATTCTCCAAACCAACGGTAGCCGTTCATAGCCAAATGACCGCCACTGTAGTCTGGTGTGACGTAAGTCGGACCGACCTGCACAACATCGTCTTGCTCATCAGCCATTTGCGCTGTCGCGTCATTGATTGTCATATAAGCGTTATTGATATAAGTTCCGCAAACACTATATGGCATAAATATAGGGCGGGCTGATTGCTCATCTCCAAAGACTTGCTTTGCTAATGCGAAAATATCTTCTTTCAGTGTGGTCAATCCTTTATAGTAAGCGTCTCGACAACCTTGCATAGCATTATTATCCGTTGTGGTTTTTGCGTCCACAATAGTCTTCCACTCGTCATAAGTCTTGCCTATATAACCAGTGCCGTAGTCAGCCTCTCCTTGTTTCCAAAACACTGCGCTGAGGCTGATGGTCTTTCCTTCACTGTCAGCGATTGCTTTTACGGCTTCAAAAAATGGCTTAACCCTGCTATCCAAGTTGGCTTCATTACACATTGGATAACGCCTTGTCGTGTTTTGTCCGTTAGCGTATTTCATTCCAGAAAGCTGTGACACTGTTCGTCCTCCAACACCGAGTGAGCAAGCTATGAACTTGGTGTTCTTATCCCACGGTCTCTCTTTCCGATAAAGGGTTACGAAACTGTTTACTGTCGAAACGATAGTGTCTTGACGTGTGCCAGTCGCCACTCCGTCACTGCGCTTCGTGCCGCCAACGCTCAATGGTTGGAGTACATTTCCCGATGTGTTCCATACGCTGCCACCTAACATATAGCAGCCATCAACAGGTTCATCATAAAAACCTGCGGGGTTTTCCGAACCATTGGATAGGCTCTGACCATACATCATTATAATGCAGTAATCGGTCATACCCGGCTCTTGTAGGCATACATTTCCTAAATAAGCCTTTCCTTGATCTCCATTGTACATAATCTTATCTATTGCTGAATTATTTAATTTCTTAAACTTTTCCAATTCATTGACTTGCAGATTTAATTCCGCAAGTCTTACTCCCACTAAAGCGGTATTGAAGCAGTCTTCATTGCTCCATGGGTATTCATTATCCCATAAGCCAAATGAATAACAGCACACATATCGTTTTACGTGATCTAAATCCTGTTGTGTTTCTTGATTTGATTGTTTGTTGCTTGCAATATCTCGCTCATTCTCTAATATTCTGGTGGCGTTTGGCTCGTTTGCCCAGACCTCATCGTTATACCAGAGAGACAACACACCATAACGCCCGTCAGCAAAACACCCATAATGTTCAGCTAATTGTGTTATTTTTAGGTCTTGTGCCGCTTGCTCTTTCGCCAACGTGCGGTTTTGTTTCCGCAATTCTTTTCGGTCAGCTTCACGAATTGCATTGATAGTGGCTACATCTTCATCGTGTTGTTCTGAAAGCTGTAGTATGGACTGTTTATTGTCTTTTATGCTTTCTTGGTTTTGTTTGATAGCTTCACCATTTGCTTCAATAGCTTTTGTATTTACACTTATCAGACGCAAATTTTCCTGTATATCTTTGTTATGCTGTTCTAATTGCTCGGCATAATTCTTCAATACATCGTCATGCTTATTCAACCATTCGGCGTATTCTATCAGCATAGCTTCAATTTCAGTTATCCTGATGGTCTCTCTGTCATTCAGCCATAAGTCATCCTCGTTCCATACAAAAATATCACTCCACAGCCCAATGCCGAATGCACTGAAATACCCTTCAATTTCTCTTACTGTATCGGGGTTAAGGTCGGCTATGTCTTGAATATTTTTCTCAATGGCATTGACCATTGCACTCAAATCAAATGTGTCGTTTGCCCATAGTTTTTCATCCTCCCATAAGCCAACGTTTATCCATATACCATCAGAGAAACACCCGAAATGCTCGCCCAATGTAGCGATAGCCTCGTCTTGCACTGCCTGCGCTTTGTTGATTTTCCTAATAGCCTTATTCAGGTCTTTTATGCTGGTAGTTGCGCCCACTGCATCTAATCGGTCTGACAGGTCTTGGTCGGCTTGCTTCAGTGCGGCTATTTCTTCATCATGTGTGTTATCCACTTTTTGAAGAGCGTTGATTTGCGCTTGTTGCCCCCAGAATTGGTCTTGAACACCCTTTACATACTCTTTCGTCTCTTTAGCCAAAAGATTGCTGTCAAGTGCCCAGTTGTAATACTCGGTCATGTCAACGACCACATCCCACACATCGGTATTGGCGAAAGTGATGTGTCCTACACTGTCTTTTTCGCCAATAGGGGTTTTTCCAACACAAGTCAACGCCTTGCACCTGAAAACACTGCCGCCCAACGTCGTAATGTTTTCTTGATAGTATGTCTTCTTAGGGTCGTATGTGTTGCGCCACTTCAACGCCGCGCCTATTTTGACAATATCATTGTTGTTCATCGTCGTATATTGTTTTTATTCGTTTATCTTTGAAGCGTATATGTATTGCGTAATTTCATCAAGACTCATATCATTGATATTTGTCTGATTTGACACAATGCCTAACAAGCGTCCTGTGCATTGGTCTTGCACTATCGCACACATATTCTTGATGTTAGCTGATGTCTGAGATACGGTGTAAAGCCCCTTGTTGCCAGTCTTGAACTGGTCTTGCTTTATCATATACTTGACGGTCGCTCGTTTCTGTAATATCATACACCTGTGACAGGTTTCTGTCAGCCAATATGGTTGTTCAACGAGAGCTGTATAGAGCCGCGACTCATCGTTATCATTTATAATGAATACAGGAGTTTCCTTAATGTCGTCTTCTTTTTCATCGTCAAACATTATTATTGTATTAGGCTCCAATGTGGCTGTCACAATATAATACTCATCGCTCTCGGATATGTTGCCTTCCCCATCAAATTTGCCTGCTTCTACGCTATCGGCAATACGCATAATCGTAGTAGTATCGTCAACAAATAAAATTAATGCCAATATGTTGTCATAACCCGCAAGTAACTTGATAAAGTCGGTATCAACCAATTCGTTCAATACAATATTTTTGCGCACATAATCGTCAGTAAAGATATTGAAGAAATTGACATTCAAATTATCAAGACTTTCCAATCCAGTGTCTTCCTCTTCGTTTTCAGGACTGAAAATAGCTTCTAATCCGCCAGTAGTGCTGTCAAAGTCGGCACTTTGGATTGGCTTTTTATCCATGTCAAACTGAACCTTCAACACATCTTCCAAATCCGTATGGGCAACGACTGTATTGAGATAGCTTGTTATGCCAACCCCGGTAGTGGGATAGCGATAGCTTTTGCCCGGCGCACATAACGTCAACAGTTGTGCCGCTTGGTCATCACTGTAGCCAACACTGATGTCACTTTGCTTTGATGAATATATGTACGCTTTATCTAAGACTTCATTGTTTTGATTTTGAACGAATTTAGCGACAAATTCCCCGTCAATATCTATGAATGGAAGCTGACACGCATAGATAGAGGCAGCCAAGTTTCTGCTGAAAGCATAACTTCTCACAGATACGCCATACTTGTCTCTAATATTGCTAAAAAGGTTGTATTCACCGTCTTTCAGTCCGACCAAGCGCAAGTTAAAGTTCTTGATTTCAGGTTTATAAGCTGACGTGAACCTGCAAGTCATTTCGCCATTGTCATCATATTTTACAATGCTCCAGTATGCTTCGGGTATGATGATGTTGCATATCAGAAAATCAGCCTCCTTGTCGGCACTGAGCAAGTTGCCCCAAACCGTGTCAAATACAGGCTCGGTGGCACTCGACTTGTCCTCAAAAAGCAGGTCGTGCTCCTTTATGTCTATCATCAAATCTCTGACCATATATTATTATCGTGCTTTTTATTTTATAATAGTTTCATTGTTTAGCTGATTGTTATTTTTACGATATTGGCTGTTCCGCTCGATCCTGTTGTGGGGTGCGTCGCCGCTCCTGAAGCAGGGTTCATAGCCAACCCGTTAATCCAATTCATAATGCCGTCGCACACTACTTCCCAGACCTTTTGCTGTGGAGATTCATCGCCTACGTCATGCGTAGATTTCAAATCATTCTGAGTTGTCGCTATGCCTGTGTTCAAGAATGGCATTTGTGCAAATACGACACCCGCATTGCCGGCAGGAGCTAATGAAAAACCGCTGATGATATTGCTTTCTATCTGCTTAATCCAACTATCAAAATTATCGGAAGGCGAAGGCGGTGCACAAGCTCCCACGATTTTGAATGTGTCACTGACAGTTGGGTCTGGAGTAGGCGGTGTTCCGGGAATTAGCCCGACGTATGCTATGTTGACTTGCGTATTAGCTATCAGGTATTCCGTTATGCCTGCCGCAACAGCGGACATTGCTGATGGCGCACTGCCACCAGAATAATTATTGCCGTCAGTGCCTATCGCTCCAGATAGCTTGCCAATGATTGTCTGTGCAAATGCGCTCTTACTCATCTCCGTGAATTTTATGTTCCACTTACAGTACTGCCGCAATGTGGCGCACCACTGAAAGGACAGACCTTGATTGCATTGAATGGACCTTGCAGATCAGTACTGCTCGTGCCTTTGGTTTTGAGGTTGCCGCCAGTTATCGTTACCTCACTGCCTTCAACAGTGGCTTTGTCCGTCTTGATATTGACAGTACCGTCTTCCTCGGTTATATTCGTACCACCTACAGTCAATGACACCTTGCCACTGGTCTGTATGCTGACATTCTCACCGTCTATGGTAATCGTAGTATCACCTACGGTAACGATTTTATGAGCCGCTGTTTTCTCTTGCTTCAGCCCCTCCTCATCGTCTTTTGACGCTATATGGTCTGTGATTGACTGTGATGTATAAACAGTAGATGTTTCATTCTTGGTTGGCTCTAATTCGTCATAATCCTTGTCAAGACCGTCATCTGTCTCATTGAATTTCTCCACTTCAGCCACACCAATTTCTATCTTTCCATCATCTTTACCCTCTTCTGAGCGGGCTTTCATCTGTATGCGCTGTGCATGACTGTACATCAGCACATACTCTTGCCCGTCAGTAGGATTTTGGCAAATGACCACCTCGGAATATAACATGGGAACTATCAGCACACCGTCCTTGTTTTCTTGGATTGCTGATAACAAAACTCCCTCATGGTGTCCTGTACCTTTGTCTTCGTATTCGTCAGGCTCGTAATTAAATTCCTGTACGTCTATAGTGCCAGCTAAATCGCCATTTTCATGGATGTTGCATACGTAGCCCCATATTTTCTTTGTGCCACGCACTGCGCCGTCCATACCTGTCATTCCTCTGTGGGCGATTTGATTGATTGCGCTGCGCACATCGCCTGAAACTTTATGTATATTTCCTGTTAATGACATATATTATCAATCTATAAATTCAACTGGTCCTTTGAAACTCGCTATCTTGAATGGTATTTTTAGTTCACGTCTGTAGCCGTCCAAACCAAACGTGGTGTTTACGCTTTCCACATAATAATAGCCATTCTTCTCTGGTTGGCGCATATCCACCAATCCCACTATGTCCGTAGGCTTGATAAGCAGGTCGCCAAAGATTACCAACGAACCTGAAATGCCATTGGGGTTATAGGAAGCCCAATACTGTTTTGCTTCGGCTATCAGTTCGTCACGGGTAATGCCGACTTTCGTTGAGAAATAATGAATTACACTATAGTTTTTCTCACGAAGATTAACTTTATGGGTTAAGTGACCTTCAACTTTCTTATCACTTAACGTGCCATTGATGTATTTTTGTTTCTTCCTCGGCTTCAGTTGACGCTCGTTTATTATATCCCACTGACCGTCATAATTGACCATCCACCCCTCATCCTCCGAGTCATATTGCTTTCTGACTGTTAGCTTAAAGAACTGGTTGTCAGCGGTTCTACCTGACGCTTCCACAGCAAGGTATTTTTTATCCTTTCGCATTAGACTGAGCTTATCCTGTGCCACATCCCAATCAAATTGTATTAGCGTGACAGAGTTGTCGCCACCAGTGTATGTAATATATTTCTTATCGTTATTTGGCAGGCTACCGCCGCCTGTGCCAGCAAAATAAGTATAGCCGACACGAAGCTGAACACTGCCGTCTTGCATATTATCCATTACGCATAACACACCAGACTTTTGCCATTCAGTCAGCACATCCGCAACAGTCAGATTATCGGAAATAGCACCGCCGCTGACTTGTATGTCAAGTTTCTTGCTGCACTCAGCCAACGATATGCCTGTGCCTTGTAACAAATGCCATTTGCCGTCATCATCTAAAAAGTCCTTGACGCTGATAGTTGCCTTTTCTGAGATATTGGGAGTGCTAATGGAAGTTAGTATATGAGCCATATTGGTACATTCCAGTTCCAAAGGCGTATCAACAGAAATGGAAGTAATAAAACCTGTAAAGACCATATCCATGCCGTTGCTATTATCTGTATGGTCTGCTTCGTTCATTTTCTTAAATTCCGTATCAGAATAAGCGTAACCCAATCGTATCTCTATTCTGTTGCCAGTAGTTACGTCATTAGGACTGAGCAGCGCAGGCTCTTTGGGGGTGCTATTGAAATCCACCAAACCTTTGTCATCGTAGTTGGCGGCTATTGACGTAATAGAGATATTGTCATCTTTATATCTTGAACCACGGTATGTTATAACTTCGCCATCGTTGGTGGCTTCTTTTTGTTTCTGAGTTACGTCAGTGGTTTGTTCTTTGTTACCGTTTTGTGTTTCTTTTTCTTTATTACTATCTAATTTTATAACTGTGCCTCTGGGAAATCTCACTACAGCTTTATTGACAAGTTCCCTTGCTGAGTCGCTAACTTCAATACTTTCACACTCCCTGATAGTCAAACATGAATCAGCGGCAGGAATACTAAACCAATCGTTTCCTTTGGGCTTCCAAATTTTTATCTGGCACACAAGGATGGCTAATTGGTCTTCTTTCGGCGCGTGTTTTGTATATTTAGGAGTATTTTGAAAACTCTGCCGTTGAGTTAGCGTCGGGCGTTCTTCCCTTAATGTGGTAATGTCTGACATAGCTTATAATGAATTTTCCAATATACCAGTTGCAAGTGCGGCACTTTGGCTGAAAGCGTCACTGGCTGCGGACTTCAATCCTTCTTTTTGATCATCCAGCATATTCTTCCAATCGCTACTTTCGCTTGCTTCAACTTCTTTCTGTGCAGTAATTGTTACGGTATCTTCAGTTACGGTTGTTTCGCTTTCTGGTTGCAGCCCTATAGCATTGAATGTATAGTTTTGTAATCCCTTGAAGCCTTCACGTGGGGATATATTGAAGTCCGTTATAATAATATTTTCAATGCCGAATTGGTCAAGCACTTGGTTGTTTATCTTTACAATGCCTTTATATTGCATTACTGTGATAAATTTTTGTATTTCGCTATCAGGGTAAATGTCTGGTTTGCCACTGGTTATTTGACCGGTAACAGAGAATTTTATATCGCCATTGCTGACGAGTTCCTTGCGGCTGTAATCCCTACCTTGCACTCTTGTAACTACCAAATTCTTGTCAGAGTTAATGGTTATCAATGCCGTGGTATCATACCACACCACATTCTTTCCAGAGACAGTGTTGACTTTTGTGGTTGCTTTTCTGTATGTGTCTTTATTGGAATTTCCTCTTGCTCCGACTTTATACGTAGAACCGCCCCCCATGCTGAACTGATTGCCATATACAGGAAAACTTTGCGTAATGGTTACAACTTTATTTGTCTTTATTGCGAGCATAAGTGCGTCTGGCGATATTCCACCCCAATCATCCAAAGCATAGACAGTTCCACCGTCAACTATTATTCTTCCATATTCTGCCGCTTCGTTCTTTTGTTTTGCCAACTCAGCTTGCGTCCAAGCATAACCGTCCTTGTCTTTGTTTTTCTTGCCACCAAGCAATGAATTGAAAGCATTGACGGCCTCATCTTTCAATGCAGACACAGCCATGCCCACGGCTTTTTTGGCTGCGACTTGGAGTATCGAGCCACCGCCAGTACCGCTATAATAAAATTTGACACCGCCGCCTTTTCCCCCACCTATGGAACTTTGCAAGGAATTGAGCAGCGAGCCTGTAGCGTGCGTGGTCGCTGCGTTTACGACGGTTACTGATAAATTTGATAATATGCTCATATTTTATAATAGTCTTATGTGTAAAAGTTAATAGTTAAGACCAAAAACAGCTATGAAATCAGATCGTAAAAGGCTTGATTCCATAGCTATTCTTCGTTATTATGTCCTGTCCATTATGTGATTGGCACTATTTGCGGCTTCAGCGAATATCCTGTAAACAGCTTCGGTAATCTTGTTCTCCATAGCAGCCATTAAATCTCGCTCCTCAGCACTGGAAGCAATCATTGTCCTGTCAAAGTTTGCCAGTTTATCAACATTGATAACAACCTGAGTAGGACGTGCCGACTGGCGGTCGTATGCGGACTTGTAGCTGTTCTGGTTGGGCGAATTTGTACTGTTTGCGCTATCGCTTGTGCCACCGCTTGTCTTTGTAGGTGGCGTTGTCGTCGGTTTGTTTGGGTTGCCCTTATCTGTGCTACCACCTCCGTTTCCTGCCAATTTAGCGGTTTTCTTTTTGTTTTCATCATACAGCTTTTTTTGAGCAATACCTGCAACATCAGCTATGTTGCGACGCATAATCACACGTTCAACGGCATTATCGGTATCTTTTCCATTCACATTAAGGTTTTGTCGTTTAGAACTTGTTACCCAATTAACGTATGTCTGTTTATCAATGCCATTCCATGCCTTATTGTTCTTTACATTTGTTTCCCAATAATCTCCTGCGGTTTGTCGTGTAATAACCTGATGTTGGTTTTGGGTTCGTACGAATTTGATAAAATCGCTATAATAAGTACCTTTTACAAGCCCAGCTTCAGCCATCATACGGTAGGCGGTAGCCATTATATCAGAGAAAGACTGTAAGTTCAAATTAAAGTTTTGTATCTTGCTTTGAATTTGACTTATTAATCCGCTATAATCGACCAACCCATTGGGGAGCATTGACAACATTAGTTGTACCTTCTCTTTTTGCTTCCCATCATTTGATGTTGCTTCGTACAGTATTGGGAGCTGCCCTATTACACGTGAAATTGCATTCCACCATTGCTGAGAATAGCTCGTAACATTACCTTGTAACGTTTTTATACCATCTATATAGCCTGTGATTGTACCTATTTCGCCTTGTATATTAGCGTTAATTACATTCCATGTGCCTTCTTGGAATAAGCGATAACGGCTCCTGTCTGGGTCTATGCGTAATTGGCTTGCACTCTTTCCTTCCGCACCGAGCAGCTTGGGGTTATTTAGATTTACAGCCTTATCTCGTATCTCATTTGCTTTTACAATAAAATCATTCTGAGAAAGATTACCTGACAATACTTGCTCTTTTAATTTGATGATTTGCGCTATAGCATTTTGTGCATTTTGGCTATTAGCGCCTTCTATCATCAGCATACCTTGCACTTGCCGACGCTGTAATTCTTCGGCATTATACTTATGCGTATTTTTAAGGTCGTTAAGTAGATCAAGGTCAGCCCCCTCATATCCATATCTTATTGTTGGGATTTTGTGTGTGTTTGCAGCTAACCCAGTCCCAACCAATTCGTTATATCTATTTCCAAATCCAAGTTTGCTGGCAGGATTGCTATTAATCCTGCTACGCCAATCCTTTATATTTTGTTGTATTGATTGCTCGCTGGCTTCCTCATTGTTTTTGCCAAATACATCAACATATAATTTATCAAACGCTTTTTGTTCATTTTGGCTTCGTTCATTTGCCTGTATAACGTCACTATTAGAACCAACTGTAGTTGGAGAGAACGTAGGAATAGATGGCGTGTTTGGCATTAAGTCTTTGTACCATTGCCCACGAGCGGCTTCAGCTTTAATAGCCTCTTCGCCAGCTTTTTTACCTCGTTTTAATTCAGCCTTTTGACCGTCTGTGTCGCCGCTAAGACGTTTGTTAAATTTATAGAGAGAAAAGCCCACCACAGCTAAACCGCCAGCTATCAATGTTATAGGGTTCACTAATATTCCTAATAATTTCCCCAATCCTGTGATTAGCCCTAACCAAGCGGATTTTAGACTCTTAGATATAGTGGCGAATGATAAAATGTTAGTTCCTGCCATAGCTGTGGAATTGACAGCATTAAAGAATCTGTTTTTACTACTATATATCCTTTTCGCCCTCTCTTGAACTTCTGCATATCTACGGGCAGATTCAGCTGATGCGGCTACGTAACGCCGCTTATTATCCATAGCAGTGGCGATGCGTGGGTCTCTTGAAGCATAGTAATTACGGGTGGCTGTGTTCTTTGCATCGCTGCCAGCAAGACCATGTAAAGCCATAGCCCCCATAATGGCGTTTTCCCATTTTGCAGCTTTATCTGCATATATCTTTTGTTTGCCTTTTAAAGAGCCTGTGCCAATAGTTTTACCCATTACGAATGGAGATACGATAGCACCTTTTGTTGCAAGAGTACTTGCGCCAATACCCATAGGCGTAATGGATGTTGCACTGGCAGCTGCCGCTGTTGCTCCTGTCATTGTGCGTGTTACGGCAGTTTGTGCATTAATAGCAGTGGTTGCGGCGGTAGAAATACTTGTGAATTTAGCAATAGCTCCACCAAATCTTGAAAAGACACCTATTAGGGAAACTACTGGCGACATCAAAGCTCCGATTTGAGTGAATATCATCTGCCATTTTATCCACAAGCCAATAACTCCAGGCATTAAATTATATAGTTTTGCCCAAAGACCGACAAACTTAACCATAACCTCACCGATATTTATTATCATATCGAATAGGTTTTGCATCATTTGTATGGTTTCAGGCTTGGCAAGATAATCTCTCAATTCCGCTAACTTTCCAGCAAAATATTCTTCACGACCTTCAAAGGACTTAACGATTCCTTCTGTAAAGGTTGATGTCATCTGATACCATAATCCTTGTACAGTGTTTTTCTTCTCATCAGCAATATCTACAGAAATATTACCATTGACAGATTCTCTGTTGGCTTGCATCAGTTTTACCAAAGTGCTAACGCCATTTTTATCAACAAATTTAGATATTGCATCCAAACCTGTTGATACCTCAGCAGCATTAGTGTTATCTTGTTGTGCAGCTGCCATAATAGCGGCGTTAGCCCCCGGTTGTGCTGTGATACGGAATAATCCACCCACAACATCGCCCATTTGGTTTTGTGGAACGCGATTAGCTATGTCTATCAATATATCAGCCATAGCGCGATAGCCACCATCTCGTGTGCGTGTGGTTATTCCATAATTCTTGTTTAGTTGGTCTAACAGCTTCTTTTGGTTCTTATTAGGTCTAAAAATATTCTGATACATCATACGCAAGGCAGTACCGGCTGATGAGGCTTGAATACCGCTATTACCCATAACACCGAACAAAGCCATAGTATCAGCAAAAAGATTCTTGTCGCCCTTACCATACATATTGGCGACGCCACCGCCATACTTAGCAGACTCAGCTAACATCATCAAGTCAGTATTGCTTCGGGTCATGGTGGTTGTCATCACATTGGCTGCACCACGCATATCCTTTGGCTTAATACCAAACGTAGTCATTATGTTGGTCATCTTATCAGCGACCTCGCCTAAGTCGTTGTCGCCAATGATAGCAAGGTCAGCGATAGGTCTGATAGCATCGTTAATGGCATTGATGTCATAACCTGCCATAGCAAGGAAACGCGCGGCATTGGCAACTTGCGGTGCAGTAAATTTTGTTTCAACACCAACATTACGCACGGTTTGTTCCATATTCTTGAACCCACCTGCGGTATAAGTGTCTGTGCCGTTTTTCAAAATGGCGTTAGTGGTACGCATCGTGTTCTGGTACTCAACAGCCTGACTGAAAGAATCGCCAACAGCAGACATTGCTCCACCAATAGCAAACATCACGCCCATGCCCTTAGCCATATCCACAGCCATAGGGGTTCTTGCTCCAAATGAGGTGTTTCCTGTAAACGGATAAGCCCATTTACGAGATTGATCATAAAATGGCGTTTGTCTTGCGGGTCTTGTAACTGTAGAATACATAGATGAGGTTTGCCTGCCCCTTCCGCTTGTAGGAGCAACGCCATTAGCCTTTCCCACCTGGGCTTGCAGCGAGTTTATTTGGTTTTGAAATTGCCACGGCACGGCAACGCTTGCCTCTTGCATTTTACGAGAGACGTTACTCAGGTATTTTAATTTGTCTGAGTCGCTTGATGAAGGCGTCATCCAAATGCCCTGTCTTTGCCATAAATCGTATCTTGCCTCCTTAAAGAACCTGCGATATTTTACCAATGTACTCAGCTGTTCTTTGCTTTGAGCAAATGGGATCATTGCACTTTGCGCCTGCGCCCTCAACGCATTAGCCTTTCTTAAATGACTGGCTGAAGTTAGCTTGGCATTAGCCTTTTCCTGTGCTTCAAGTTGTTTTTCGTATGATGTTAAGCCCTTACCGAAAGCAGATTGCGCATCTGCCATTCTTGCTACACGCTCTTCGCCAGACATTCTGCCTGTTGCCAAGCGCGTGTAGCGATCTTGTGCCTTTTGTATTTGCGCCAAACGCTCTTTTTGTTGCTTGTTCAGATTTTCCATGTACTGAGGTGTCATGGCTCCGAACAATTGGTTGTACATGGCTTGTTGCTGTGCGTACCAATTACGCTGTTGTGTTTGTGTTTCTTGCCATTTGCTGATAGTCTGTTTCTCTGTCAGCTTCTTTTTGGCTGCAAGTGCTTTCACATTGTCATAGCGGTCTTGGGCAGTAAGAACCTTGCTGCCCTTGCTTTGCGACTGAGACTTATTTGCTTGATGTCCTGTTGCACCTGTACCTGCTACGACAGTTTGATTGCTGCCGCCAATAGTCATATTGGCGGTGCTGGCCTTGCTTCCAGTCGTTCCAGTTGCGGTAAGTTTTATATTCTGTGGACTGCTTGCCTTGACTTGGGCTATAAACTCTTCCAATTTTGCCTGAGCTGCCGTAACATTGAGGTCAAGCATAATAGGCGGTAGTTTCTCTTGTATAGCCTTAAATTGAGCCTGCTTTCCGATGACGCCCTTCTCCCACATCAGCTTTATTGCAACTGGAATAGTTTGACGAGGAATCGCTTTTATTTGTTTGACTATATCCGCTGTTTGTACGACAGGAGCGACAACGACCTCTTGTGCCAATGTTTGTGCTTTCGCGGCTGTGGCTTTCGTCTTTGCTGAAACGGCTGCGGTCCTGGCTTGCTGGGCGGCAGCTGGCTTGACCTGTATTTGCTTTCCTGCACTTTGTATTTGCTGATTTACGCCAGAGGTGTTTAATTTCACGTCAACAATCAATGTCGGACGAGGAATGGCACGTAAAGATTGAGCTACTTGGTCTGCCATTATCTTTACGTTGACTGGTATGGCTTCGCTAATCTTGTTCTGAATCTTAGTCATCTCGCCTACGACAGGCACGATAAATTCTTTAGTTACATTCAGTTTGCTGAGATTACCAACCACGTCAATAGCTAATGGCTTGGTCTTCTGGGCTATCGCTGTAGTAGTAGCTTTTGCCGCCTTAGCCTGCAAGTTCTTGACAATGCCTTCCTGTTCCGCTTTGTCTTTTCCATACTTGGCTAATAAGTTTTCATCTTTGGTTATCTGACCTTTCAAGGCTGGAGTAGGAGCTTGCGCATACTTAGTCTTGTTAGCATTAAGGCGACTTTGTATGCTTGCTATTTTCTCGTTCCACGCCTTTACTTGCTGTTGGGCCGCTGTTAGTTTAGCCTGTTCCTCTTTAGTCAAAGCGGTTATGTTCTTACCTACTTTGGTTGACTTGCTTTGAGTTCCAAAGGGTGCGGCTATGGCACGGCTTAGTTCCGCAAGTTGACGTAATTGTGCTTCAGCTGCCGCAAAACCTTCTTTGCTCAAGATTGGGTTAATCTGGAACACAGCTTGTTCTTGCAATAATTTTAACGAGCTTTGGATTTTCTCAATGACAGTCAAAGCGCCATTAGCACCACTGGCATTGCCTCGAATATTGACTGTCAGTAATTTATTTTTGGAGTCACCAAAGGCTTTCTTCCATTCTTTTATGACTGCTGGAGTGACATTGGTGAGCTTGGCCGGTTCTGCTTTAACTGGTGTAACGGTCTTGCTAACTGCTCCTGCGGTCCTGGCTTGCTGGGCGGCTAATTCTTTTTCTAATTTTTCGGCTTCAATTAGCTGCGCCTTACGCTGCTTTATCGCATTTTGCAGTGCTTTCTTTCTGCTTTCTAATTCCGTTACGCGAACCAGATTGCCTGCGTTTTTAGCCATTAAGATAGAACCGTCCTTTTCTCGGACATTCTTTCCTAATTTCGTCACTTTACGTGTGCCAAGAAGTTTATCCAGTTCCTTGTTATAAGCGGCAATGTCTGCTTTAAGGTCTTTTACGGACTTTGTACCACCAAAAGCGGCGTTTGCACCCTGCCTCATAGCTTTAGTACTGGCCGCATTACCATTCAGAGCTTCAAACAACGCTGTGTGCATTTCAGCAGCGGCATTGCGGACTTGAATAACCATGCCTTTCAGCTGATTGTTAAACGCCCTGACATCAATTATTGGCTCAAACTTGATTTGCGAGTTCGTCTTTAATTGCTGCATTGAGCGACTAACCTGCGTAATGGAGTCTTTTAAGGCTTTCATCGGGGCTTCAAACTCCTTTGCTATATTGGCAATGGTCTGTAACCCCTCGGTGGCTTTTGTTACATCAGCCACGATGTCATACCTAACAATGTAATCTTTATAATCTGCCATTTGTATTTAATTATGATATGTATGTTTGATTACTTATTAATAGTCTAAAATGAAAAGCCCCGAACAATCACTGTCCGGGGAGAAAATATATAGATGCGAGAAGAAAAGTTATTGGTTGATGTCATGCGAAACAGTTTCAGACAATTCGTCGCTACTGTCAACTGGCGTAATGGTGAGTTTCATAGAAATCGAATCCCTGTTCAACAAGTCTTTGCTTTCCTGAAACTCCACAACCCTACCGTCTATCTGCGTCTGCCCTTCCTTGTTCCTCATCACAGAATCCAAAATCGTATTGATAGAGTCTGTGATGATGGCTATAGCGGTAACGCTGATATTTTTGCTGCTTGTATCATACATTTGGTCGCTGTTGATATACGGCAGCAATGCTGTACAGGCAGCCCTACGACATTTGTGCATTACCCTATTGTTGGCTATAGTCCTGAAATCGCCTTCACTTAAAGTCTGGTCGCTGCTGAAGAAATAAGACGCTTCCAACCCCTCGTAATCAATAGGAATAATATAGCCCTTTTCAGAAAGGAGATTGGCTCGTATTCTATTGACGTTCTTCAATGGAGTATAGCTATCCCCAAATCCCAATTCTGGGTTATTGAAATCCTCATTCTGGTTTAAGTCATATTTTTTCAATGACGCAATGCTTTCTTCTGCACCACACAATGCCAAGCAAGCCATTAAAAGACCTAATGAACTGACTGGGGCTTGATTTGGGTTGGCTTCCTGCATCTTATGAACGTCATCAGAACCATTTTGCGCCAATATCACTGAAACTTTCGGACATTTCAGTGTCAAAGCATCTGGTAGTGTCTTATAATTGACAGTATCACCGCCTATGTAATTGCTATTGCCACACAGCATTATGCTTAACGGTATCATGGTAAATGTGCGTTCACCGACTTGACCATTTATCTCGTTAGCTTGCGCTTGCAAGTCTGTTATCAACGAGGTAAACCCTATATTACCATCACTTTTCTTGTTCCAAATCGGCTGAGAGGTCCACACTCCTATCTGAAAGAGTTTGCCGTTTACTTGCTGTTGCATATACTGAAGCACATCCCAGTTGTCCGTGCAATCGGCAATGCAGATATATAAGGCTTGCTCTTTATCGACCATCTTGTAGAACTGACTTACGTGATAATACAACATTCCGTTCAAGAAACTGTCATTGACAATACCTATCAAGGAAGCGTCATCAAGGTTCTTGACACACTGTATCTTATTGTTCTTAAAATTGTTATACAGTAACGGATAACCGTCGAATGGTTTGGCGAAGCCACTGATGTCAAACAGCATGGCTCCAATGCTTTCATCGGTTGGAATACTGTATGTGGAATCTGGCTTGGCTTTAATTCCAGTAGTTACATAACTTAATCCTGCCATTGAATATATCTTTCTTATTAATAGAAAAAACAAATGGGAACTGATGTCAGCCCCCATTTTGTCATTTTCTTGCACCCCCGGCGATTACTCCTAAAGCATTGGTTTGTTGCACCATGAGCATTTGGGAATGTACCCAGTAAGCGTTCTCACTCCAAAAAGCGAAATCTTCCATGCTCATGTCATTCAAGTCAAGATGAGGATAGTAGTATGCGGTCAGTGCAAAGCGTTGTCGGAAATAATCCTCTTTGCCAATGCGACAACGCTCTATACTTTTACCAAGTCAGAGTTGCGCGAGTCTATGACACGGCTCAACTGCTGCATAGTTCCGTACAAGAAAAGCTCGTCATCGTCAATCATTTCCTTGTCGCCTGCGAGGAAAATGTTGGTTGCGAGCATTTTATTCGCCTGAATAAGATCTTTCTGGACGAAGTTCATGTACTGGCTGAAGTGCATGAGGTTCGGGCGACGCAAGTACGCAATGTACAGGGGTTTGTCGTCATCCTCATCGCCAACCACAACTGCGACATACACTTTACGGAGACCGTATTGCTGCTTCAGCTCTTGTGCCTTTTTCGCGATCTCCTCACGGATTTCCAGTGGAACGTTTACGTCTGACGTGAAATTAATCACTGATGCGCTCTGCTCTTCAGCTGCCTGAGCGACTTCTTTCTTTTCTCTTGCCATAATAATTAATGGTTTTAATGTTATATACTTCAGTTCGCCCGATTTTCGGGTGTCATTATATAATAGTCAATCTTAGCAAAAATATAAAAGAGCAGCCATTTCTGACTGCTCCCACTGATAGTATAAACAAGTAATAAACCGTTTATGCGCCTCCATAAAGCTCGTGGCTCCAACTCATGTTGGAATTTGCCTGTACAGTGCCGGTGTAGATGCGGTGCGGGTGCAGGTTGAACTCTTTTGTGAGAGAGGTGTCATCCTGCGACGCATCCATGCCACCTTGTGCAAGAATACATCCAGCGAGGGTTATGGTCTCTGACGTTACGTCGGCCGCAACGTCGTTCACCCAGCTTACAATGAGGTTGAACTCACCAAGACCGAGCAAAGTGCCGTCGCTTGACTTTTCACGGAGAGAAATCTGAGTGCCGTATGGAAGAGTGATACTTGCCTCGTAGGTTACGTTGCCGAAGCCACGCTTGCGAGGCTGACCGCCCAAGCCATAGATAGGCTCTATCTTGCGCTCCGTGTTCCAGTTGATAGCCGTACAGTCAACAAGGATAGGCGAAGACTCGCTCTCGCCCGACAAGTTGGTCTGAAGCTGTATCATGGACCAACTGTATGCTACGTTATTGATAATAGCTGCCATTGTCGTATGTTATTTATTGTTATACATTAGCTGGCGGTTGACGCAAAGCCTTCCGTTACGTTGATTTCACTCGTGATACCGCGTGGAACGAGAGTGTAATTGATGTCAATCTTATCGTTTGCCAGCACGTTCTGTTCAGCGTCAATGCTGCAAGTGCGACCGCTAATCTGTGGTGTGCCTGTAGCAGGCTCCTTCATGTTAGCGTCCAAAGCCTCGATGACAACATTCTGGAACATCGCTATTGTAGATGTTGACAGATAGCCTGTAGTCGTGTCAACCTCGACATCGGCGTTGACGTATGGCAACAAAGCACGGCGCACTACACGACGGCTCTTGTGCATTACACGACAACGTGTCAAACTGCGGTAATCGCCTGTGTCAAGAGTCTGGTCGCAACTGAAGAAAACGCTACCCTCCAAACCATCGTAGTTGGTGGTGAAGATATAGCCCTTCTTGTGCAGGTAACTGTTGCGCTTGTTGTAGTTCAGCGTCTTGATATTCGTGAACGACGCTTCGCTTGTGTAGCCCTTATCGTCAGCAATCAGGTTGCCAAGAGCAAGCTCGGCTTCTTGCATTACTGAGGCGAGGTCATAGCTTGCAACGTGACCAATGCTCTCATTTGCAGGAGCAACGGAAAGCACTCCGATAGCGACTCCGATAGCTCCTACGGGAGCGTAAGTCTTAGTTGTCGCATCAACATTGTTGACAGCGAACATCAGCTTGCGCACTGTGTCTGAAGCGGCTTGACCAAGCAAGACAGACACTTTGGGGAAGCCCAGACTGCTGAGGTCTGGCAACTTTCTCACGTCAACCTCTGTCTCGTTCAGAATAGGAGCTGAAACAAGGATGTTCAGAGGGGCGTTGCCGTCATAGTTGGTAACGCCAACTTTTCCGCCCAAAGACTCAGCGACGCTCTCCAGCTTGGAAAGAATGTTGCCTGCGTCAACGGAATAAGTACCGTCCTCGTTCTTCGTGGCAATAGCCTTGCCAGTCCAAATACCGATGTGGTCTATTATGCCGCCCGATGCGAGCTGCATTTTCTCCACTGCCTCAAACTCCTTGTCGGTGTCACTATTCATGAACGACACGAAGAGACGCTGCGCACCATTGACTGAGAAGCAAGCGTCAAGATGATACTTGACCAGACCTGCCATAATGGCGTCGTCAATGCCTGCTTCGGTCATGTCTTTGGAGTTGTTCAACTCAACTACATTGCCGTTGGCAAATGTGGTGGCAGCTACAGTGTCGGTGCCAAGTGCCTTAGCAAGACCGCCAACTATAGAGGTATCGAAAATGATACCGCCTATATTCTCGGTGCTCTGGTATTCGGCATTGCTGATAGCGCCATCAAGATCGGTGGTAAAAACACCGCCTAAATTCGTATTCGTAGCCATTGTTATGAATTATTTATGATAATATTTGTTTTTGTAAAGTTTAGCTCCCTTTCGCAAGTACTCAGGAACTCCAGAGGGGTGAACAAAGCCTTTCGGGGTTATGTAGAGATGTTCGTACTGGGGATAGAGCTTCATCAGGGCGATAACATCGTCACTCAGATTGTCAGCTTCTTCCTCGTTCATTGGATTCTCGGCTTGTGTAGCCGTCTCTACAGTCTCGCCTTCCTCGTTCACTGGATTCTCGGCTTGTGTAGCCGTCTCTGCGATTTTCGTTTTAGCTGTTCTACCCATATTGTATAAGTTTTAATATAGCGAGACGGCACTTAAACCGTCTCGCATAATTACATTGCTTATGACTTATCCACCGTAAGAGAACGGTATGTGAGCCGTGATTTCAGCAGGACGTGTGATGTTGACATCCATCTTTATCAACATCTTGAAGAAGTAAAGCTCAGAGTTGTTCTGGAGCTTTTCTACCTGCAAGACGTCTTCGTCGTTGGAGTAGTCAACGCCCAACCAGAGGTTAGAGTCAACGCCTGTGGTGAACACGCCCATGATGATAGTGTCGTCTGGGAACGCCACCATAGGTATGATACGCTTGCCCTGGAACCTGTGCTGATTCTCTTCACGGTTATCGTTGTTCTTGTAGGTCTTGCTGGATAGGTATGTATTGTAAGCATCCCAAGACTTATAGTC